AAGATGGGCTACTTTGGTATGGCCAAGTATCTTGTCAAGAACTTTATCAATCGCAACAACAAAGCCTATTGGGATAGTTTAGACAGCAGTAGATACTGGAGCTAAAACAAGTTCGTAAATCTCTTTCCAATTTTTAACAATATTATATTCACAAACGTGGTGCATGTTATGTCCATGCTCAATAAGAATACTTTTTAATCCCAACGCATGTCCAACATCTGCGTTTTGCGGCTTGTCTTCAATCCACCACATACCACTATCCTTGTACGGAGCCAATGCACTGTCTTTATCTGCGCCTGTGTCTAAGCAAATAACTGATTCAATAGCATTGCCAAAGATCTTGCGTAAATTCATTTCACGCAGTTTCTGTGCATTTTTATCTAGACTCAAACTTGTAATAACACGGAATTGATATCCGTGTTCTTCGTGCAGTCGTTTAACATAGAAAGCACTGTCACGAAGTGCAGGAAGAAAGCCAATGGCTGCAGATTCATTAAAAGTCTTAACAACTTTCTTAGCATCTTTTTCTTCTAATTCATTGTAGTGATGATGCAGATAATAGCTTTTCTTATTATCCGCTGTTAGTGTATAACCTCGTTCTTGCATCCAAACTGAGAATGCCCATTCCCAATCTAGTAGAACTCCGTCTGCGTCTGTGAGTATAAGTTTACGTTTCATAATGCTATTATACAATATTCTTGCTCACCTGTCAACAGGTAAATATACTATTACACAGACACAACATCTTTTGGAGAATATTTTGGAAATTATCTTAGCAATCCTAATAATGACGCACATTACTATAGTGTGTGTTACGCTGTATTTGCATAGAAGTCAGGCACATAGAGGAATTGAGTTTCATCCAATTCTAAGTCATTTTATGAGATTTTGGTTATGGATGACCACAGGAATGACTACTAAAGCATGGGTAGCAGTGCATCGCAAGCATCATCAATCAACTGATGTAGAAGGCGATCCACACAGTCCTCACATCTTTGGTATTAAACGATTACTACTAGGTGGATGGAGTTTATATCACGAAGCTACTAAAGATCCACAAATGGTTATTAAGTATGGTGCAGGTACTCCGAAAGATCGTATTGAAGTTTTCTATACTAGATATCACCGCCATGGCATTCTCTTAATGTTAGTCATAGACTTGTTATTATTTGGGCTATGGGGTTTTCTAGTATGGGGCGTACAGATGATCTGGATTCCATTCTGGGCCGCAGGATTTATTAATGGCATTGGTCACTGGTGGGGATATCGTAACGGTGAAACCAAAGACCATAGTCGTAATGTTGGGCCTTGGGGCATACTAATTGGTGGTGAAGAACTACACAATAATCATCACTTGGATCCTGCTAACCCTAAACTAAGTCGTCGTTGGTTTGAGTTTGATATTGGCTGGATGTGGTTTAAGTTATTTGAATTATTTGGATTAGCCAAGTTGAGAAACAGTTAATAACCTGAGTAAATACTAAATGAAAATAACAGAATTAGTCGGCGTAAAGCAAGATTTGGCAACAGCATCCTATACAGATGTTCTACAACAAAAAGGCTTTGCTGCTTTAGGCAGTGGTTCTTTCGCTACTGTGTGGGGGCACCCCGACTTTGATTATGTATTAAAAACATTCAAAGCCAGCGACACTTCTTATTTGGAATGGTTAGCTGCTTGTCGATCTAATCAACAGAATCTTTTCATTCCACAGTTTATTAGCCCAAAGCCTGTAAAAGTTGTTCCTGGCATACTTGCAATACGTATGGAAAAACTCACGCCTGCCTCAGCCGCGGTCAAACCTATTTTGGATAAGTTAGAGGATGTAATAAATGAAGTTACTATTGAAGCTGACCGGCCCACTAGTAGTGCTAGAACCATCTCAAGAATAATAAAAGAAAGTTATCCTGGACTAGCTGCCTATGCAGCGGCTAACAAAGGGTTGATCCCGGCTATCTCCCTTATTGCCAATATCATCAATAATGGTAGTGGAGTAAATGATTTAAGCGTTAGTAATATTATGATGCGTGGCGAGCAAATGGTATTTACTGACCCAGTATAATCCAAGCTACGCTCTTAATATAATTTATTGCGATATATAATAGTATGGATTATTACTCTGTACTAGGCATTGCCAAATCTGCTAATCAAGATGACATTAAGCGAGCATATCGAAAACTTGCAATGCAACATCACCCTGACAAAGGCGGTGACGAAGCTAAGTTTAAAGAGATTAACGAAGCCTATTCTGTATTAGGCGATCCAGCTCAACGAGCGCAATACGACAATCCTCAACCACAGGTTAGATTTAGAGCCGGTGACTTTAATAACGATCCATTCTCTGACATGATGTCACAGATGTTTGGTGGTCGAACAAGACGTAACCCAGACATTACTATTGCAGCAAAAATAGATCTAGTAGATTCAATTGTTGGTAAAAAATTAATAGCAGCCTATAGATTAAGATCAGGTAGGGAAGAAACTGTAAATATTGATATACCACCTGGTGCTAGACACGGAGACACTATTCGATTCAGCGGGCTAGGCGATGATATTATGCCGGGACAACGCGGCAATCTTTTTGTAAAAATACAAATACTAGCACATCCTGTTTGGCGTAGAGAAGATGATGACTTGTATGCTAAACAGAATGTCAACGCTCTTGACTTAATCTTAGGATGTAGTATAATAGTAAATACTGTAGAAGGTCGTCAATTAGAATTAAAAATTCCTAAAGCATCAAGAAACGGAATAACATTTAGTATCAGCGACTATGGCGCACCAAATGTACACACAGGCAGACGTGGAAAAATTTTCCTAACAGTCGAAGCAGAAATTCCTAAAATAGACGACGAAGATATGCTAAACAAAATTAGAGAGATAAGAAATGCAATTAGTTAAATCACCGGATCCTTGGCTAGATAAAGCAGTATCTGCTTTTGATTTTGAAACACTGGATGCTAAACAAATAGAAAAAGAAATGATTGAGCTAATGATTGCCGAAGGCGGTATAGGCCTTAGTGCTAATCAAGTTGCACTAGATGCTCAAATATTTGTTATAAAACCGTATCTGCTAGAAAATAAAGAACCGTTCGCTGTTATTAATCCTGTTATACTTAGAGTAACAGAAGATACAGATGCTAGTCCAGAAGGATGTCTGAGTCATCCGTTGCTGTTCTTGAATGTAAAAAGACCTAGGGGGTTGGTGGCCAAGTACCTTGACACAGACGCAAAAGAGTGTACAATAGAACTATACGATATTGATGCTCGTTGCTTCCTACATGAATATGATCATCTTCAAGGGATTGAGTTCGTTGATAGAGTATCGAAACTAAAATTAGATTTAGCACGTAAAAAACAAATTAAAATAGAAAAAAGGATTGCACAACATGGTTGAACCATCAGAAGAACTACAACTTGTCTTTGATAAAGCTGTTAAAGATGCTAAGGCACTCAAGCACGAATATGTTACCCTTGAGCATCTGCTTTTTGCAATGTTGTGCTCTGAAAACTTTTACAATCTAGTAAAAGGTGCTAGTGCTGATGTTGATTATATCAAAACTAATCTAGAATATTATCTTAAAAATAATCTAGAAGAAATTAAAACAGAAGCAGAAAAGTATAAGCCAAAGAAAACACAGTCAGTTGAACGCTGTTTGAATAGAGCATTTACACAAGTATTGTTTGCTGGACGATCTGAGATTCAACTGAGCGATGTATTGCTTAGTATACTGTCTGAAAAGAAAAGTCATGCCGCATACTATGCAGAAAAAGCAGGTATTGAAAAAGAAAAGTTTGCTGATTATATCAACAATGAATTAGAAGTTGAAACACAAGATGAAGAAGTGTCAGGTGTTGCTCAAAAGGCACTGAGACAATTTACGACTAACCTTAACGACGAAGTTAAAAAGAAACGCATTGATCCATTGATTGGTCGTGCAGACGAACTTGAAAGTATTGCTCTTGCTTTGGGTAGACGCAGTAAGAACAACGTACTGTTAGTTGGTGAGCCCGGTGTTGGTAAGACTGCTATTGCAGAAGGTCTTGCATACAATATCGTTGAAGGTACTGTGCCAGCGTTTTTAAAAGATTACTCTGTGTACATGCTGGACATTGGTAGTATGCTTGCAGGTTCTAAGTATCGCGGTGACTTTGAAGAACGTTTTAAACTTGTACTGTCAGGATTAAAGAGCAAAGGTAAAACTATTATGTTTATCGACGAAGCTCACATGATGAACGGTGCAGGTGCAGGTGGCGGCAACAGTGCTAATGACCTTGCTAATATGTTAAAGCCTGCACTGAGCAAAGGTAACATCAAAGTTGTAGCAAGTACTACTTGGGAAGAATATCGCAAGTACTTTGAAAAGGATCGTGCGTTGATGCGCAGATTCCAACGTGTTACTGTTGACGAGCCTACTCCAGAAGTAACCAAAGACATCTTACGTGGTATTAAGAAGTACTACGAAGATCATCACAAAGTAACTATCACAGACGAAGCGATTGAAGTTGCTGTTAAGCTCAGTGTCAAGTATCAAGCAGATAAGAAGTTACCAGATAAGGCTATTGACTTGATCGATCTTGCGTGTTCTAGATTTAATCTAAAAGATGTCAAAGAAAAAATCGTAGGCGAACAAGAAGTACAGTTTGAACTTGCTAAGGTAGTAAATCTTCCTCCAGAACAGGTTATGGAGAAAGAAACTTCTAATCTAGAAAATCTAGAAAAGAATTTAAAAGCAGAAGTATACGGCCAAGATAACGCGATTGAAAATATTGTTGATAAGATTCTTGTTGCACAAGCTGGACTAAAACCAGAAAACAAACCAATTGGTAGCTTTGTATTCATGGGTCCAACTGGTACAGGTAAAACAGAAACTGCTAAACAACTTGCTGGACAGCTTGGTGTAAAATTAGTACGCTTTGACATGAGTGAATATCAGGAAAAGCACAGCGTTAGTAAACTGATTGGTTCACCTCCAGGCTATGTAGGCTTTGAAGAAAACGCAGGTATTCTAATTACTAAATTACAAGAACACCCTAACTGTGTGCTGTTGCTGGATGAGATTGAAAAAGCACATCCTGATGTAGCCACAATCCTATTACAGATTATGGACAACGGTCGTATAACTGGATCAAATGGTAAAGAAGCTGATGCACGTAACTGTGTATTAATCTTAACTACTAACTTGGGCGCACAGGATGCTGAAAAGAATAATATAGGATTCGGTGACAGTCAAGACAAGGAATACGAAGACAAAGAGCTTAAGAAATTCTTTAGTCCAGAGTTCCGCAATCGATTAGATGGTATTATTACATTTGGTAAACTGACTAAAGAAGTAATGATGAAGGTTGTTGGCAAGTTCTTAGTTGAACTTAAGGCTCAAGTAGCTGATAAAAATGTTGAAATTTCAATCACAAACGAATCACTTGATGCACTAGTAGATCGTGGATTTGATAAAAAGATGGGTGCTCGTCCTCTACAACGTGTGATTGACAAAGATATTAAACGTCCTTTGGCTCGCAAGCTGTTGTTTGGCGAGTTGAAGAATGGTGGAAAAGTAAACATCGACTTCAGAAACAACGAGTTTGTACTCGAATGTGTCACGGAGCAAGTAGTTGAAAAAGTGTGAAACACACAAACTTTTTTGGAATAAATACTTCTACAAGTTGGTCATAAACAACCGACTTGCAGGAGCATTTAGGAATAAGAATCTAAGAATGGCCAAATCATTCTTAGATTCACTTGACATAGAGTATAAGGCTGGTAGACCTTTGATGCTTACTAAAACACTACGTCAAGATGTAATAACAGAAAGTCATTATCGTGATGCAAAAAAGATACATAAGTATCTTAACAATGTTGATGACTATATGCTTAGAGTTGAAAGTTCTAATCTATGCATTTACAGCAACGATCGAAAATGGTTAACTAATCTAAAAGCAGATATAAGCGCATATAACTTAGAAGAATTTTGGGAACCAAGTCCTGAAGCACTTAATATTCTTAATGCCAACACCATCATTGTAGAACAAGAAATACCATTCCAGTTCCGCGTTACCCTTGGTCGTAAGCGTGGAAATGAAAACTTTGCATTATGGGCTGAGAAAAATCCCAAGCAAATAAAACTGGGCCCCGTGCTTAAAGAAGTAATGATAGAAAATGGGTACGTTGACGGCATGTATTTTTATGCCCGAGACGATCGTACTCTCCAGCTATGTAACTTAATGCTGGACAATATTCGCAGAGTTGATCGTATAGTGTCAAAGCGTAATATTGATAAATAGTTACATGAGCACAAATTCAGAAACCATTTTATCCCAACAAACACACATAGGCGACAGTTCGTTACAGTCGCTTATCAGCAATCCGTTCAAGGGCGACGGCTTTTATAGCCGATCAGACGGCTTGCACACTATCCAAGTATCTATAGCAGGATTTATTGGTAAGATATCTATTCAAGGTACTCTTGCAGTAAATCCTGTAGAATCAGATTGGTTCACTGTAGAACTAGGCACAGGTGCTATGAGTGTTGACACTACCGGACTACTTACAGAACAAAATATTACATCTGTAGAATACACAAGTCCTACAACAAATTCAAAATCTTACAATTTTATTGGTAATTATGTTTGGGTACGTGCTCGAGTATTTGACTGGACCGATGGTACAATTAATACTATTAAATTAAATCATTAAGGGTAGAGCATGGCTAAGAAAACTATTAATTTGGGCTCAGGAGAATTAACAGGAGACGGCGAAAGTATACGCTCTGCTTTTTCAAAAGTAAATGAAAACTTTACTGAAATATATAATGGCGGGATTGGTGGAAATATCGATCTGTCAGCTGTTGCGCAAAATATTGTACCGTCAGTAGACAGCGACGGTACTACAGGATATACGCTAGGTAGTCCAGATTTTAAATGGAAAGAATTATTTGTTTCTAACGGTTCTATCTACATTGGTGATATTAAACTAACTAACGTTGGCGGTAAGTTTGTTGCTACAAAAGTCGTTAATCCTGGCACAGAAGAAGAAGAGGATGATCCAGAAGACAGCGATGCTACAAGTGACATTAGTGGCAATGCTAACACTGGAAACTTTACGTTCAACGCAGATACAATCGCAAACAATAACGACGCATCGATTGAAGTAGTTGGTGGTTCATTAGGAAACATCGAGGTAGCTACAGTAGATGAACTTGTGCCGCCAGGCGGCATTTGGAGATTGTTTATTGGTGATGAAGCATATCCTACTTTAGGTACAACTGTTCAGATAGGCGACACTGTAACCACATCCTGGGGAACTCCCATAACTGCCACTATTACAGATATCCAACAAGATAACGGCTATTGGCAAATCCACGTTGATCAAGATATTACTGCGGGACATGATTATTATGACACAGTTACATTTAGTACAGTAGTAACAACTAAGACTTGGACATTTGGCCAAGATGGTAGTTTACAGATTCCAGGTGGTATTACCGGCGACAACGACATCAACATCACTATTGACAATGACGACAGTAGTACATACACTTGGAACTTTGATCGGACTGGTGATCTAACTGCTCCTGGAGATATTACCACAGGCCTCGACGGTATTGGTGGTAGATTTATTCAAGACTGTGCTGACGGAGCTACTAGTATGCGTTGGATCAATGTCAATCAAGGCAGCAGTAACACACAACTTATCCGTGCTTACACAGGTGATCCTAAACTAAACACAGAAGTTGAACGAGCACAGATCAAACTAAACTGGGATCAAACTGAAGACAAGAGTGGTTTGACTATTAGAACATTTGATCAATCCAATCCAAACAACGAAGTAGATCACGATTGGCTATTTAAGGGCGACGGTGTACTACAACTACCTGTGGGTGGAGACATTGTAGACAGCACTGGTGCGTCAGTATTAGGCGGTGGGTCAAGCGGTGATGCCAACATCTGGGTACAGACATTTGAATCTGAGGACGGTGCCCCAACAGACATTGTGTCAATAGCATCCAGCGTGGAATATGATAGTGCGGGCAATGTTATTGCCTTGTTCAGTCATTTTAACGACAATGACAACAGTCGTTACTATTCAGTGGGCAAGTATACCACCACAGGTACCAAGATATGGACAGCAAGATTTGAGGATGGTTTTCAAACAGACGGCTGGGGCTTGGCTGTGGACAATGACAGCAACTCAATATATGTGGCAGGTAAAACACTGGTATCAAACGAATCGGGATATGATGTATCCACACTGACCAAACTTGACGCCGCTGATGGCACCTTTGAGTGGAGCAAGGTCTATGACTTTGGCTTCGTCAGTGACAGTCCTGTAGTTGATGTGGCCTCAGACGGCAATCCAGTCATGGTGGGATATGCCAGCAACGGCACTGACAATTATATCACCACTACCAAAGTTGATCCGGCAGACGGCACAATAATATGGTCAAGAGCACTGGATGGAC